CTTGCGACCAAAGGTGATTCCATTACCTTTAGTAGTCCCACCATAGAGGGAACGGTCTTTAGACGAAACAAACTGGATGGAGAAAACAAGCACCCATGGAAAGCCGAAGTCACTGAAGGAGATAGCGGTGTTGCACCATCGACTATTTCAGGTTGGTTCACTTCCGTGTATGAACCAAACTTTACTCCGGTAACACCGGCGATTACCATCACGACTCAGCCTGCAGCCCTCACCGAAGTGACAGCCGGTAGCATAACTGGAAGTCTTTCTGTGGTGGCAAGTTCCAATACGTCTAACCCTGTAACGTATCAGTGGTATGAAAACACCATTGACAGTTCTACAGGAGGTACACCAATTAATGGAGAGACCTCTGCCAGCTTTGATATCCCAACGGGTCTTCTGGCGGATACCTATTACTATTACTGTGTGCTGAACTTAAGTGGAGCAGATCCTGTGACAACTGAAGTAGCAACAGTAATCGTATCTTAATGGAGGGAAGATAGATGGCAGATGAAAATGTAAAACTCACAGAAGCAGCTGAAGATCGAAGCGCCACTATTGAAATCGGTGGCACAGAGTTTAAGCTGGTACTCACAACGAAGGCAACAAAAGAAATTGCAGGACGTTATGGCGGTCTTGAAAACCTTGGCGAGAAGCTCATGAAAACTGAGAACTTTGAAATGGCGCTCGAGGAGGTGGTTTGGCTCATCACCCTTCTGGCCAATCAGTCCATCTTGATTCATAACATCAGGAATAAGGATCAGAAGAAAGAACTCCTCACTGAAGAAGAAGTGGAGCTTCTCACCACACCTTTTGATCTAGCGGCCTACAAGAACGCCATCATGGCCAGTATGATGAAGGGGACCAAGAGAAATGTGGAGAGCGAACCTTCAAAAAACGAGGTAGTCGGGTAAGTGATGAGGAGTTATTTACCCGACTGATCTACTACGGCACGGCCCATCTTAATCGTAAAGAAGATGAGGTGTGGCTGATGCCTATAGGTTATCTGATGGATCTTTGGGAATGCCACAAGCAGTTTATTGGCATCGCAAAACCGAAGCTAAATCTATCGATCGATGACGTCATTCCCGCTTGGATCTAGATTGATTTTTAGACACTTGAGACGAGGTGTCTTTTTTCATGCCTAAAGAGGAGGAGGTGAGACACTATGGCAGGTGATAGCAATTTTGGCCTAAAAATAGGTATTGAAGGGGAAAAGGAGTTCAAGAATAGCCTTCGTGAAATCAACAGAGATTTCAAAGTGCTTGGTTCTGAGATGAAGCTCGTCACATCTCAGTTTGATAAACAGGATAAATCTCTACAGGCAGTGACAGCAAGAAATGAAGTCCTGAATAAAGAGATCGATGCCCAGAAAAACAAAATCGGCACCCTGGAAGCTGCCCTTAAAAATGCCGCCGACTCCTTTGGCGAGAATGACAAGCGAACCAAGGCCTGGCAGATTCAGCTGAATAATGCAAATGCAGATCTTAACAAGATGGAGCGGGAGCTTGATGAAAACAATAAAGCTCTCGATGCAGCCAGCAATGGATTTGATGATGCCGGTAAAGAAGCTGATAAGTTTGGCGATGAGATTAAAGAGTCAGCTAAAGTAGCAGATGATTCCGGTGGGAAGCTTGAAAAACTAGGATCTGTCATGAAAGGTGTAGCCGCCGGTATTGGTGTGGCCATGGCAGCCATTGGAACTGCAGCAGTGGGTGCGGGAAAGAAGCTGTATGATATGGCAAATGATGCAGCTGCCGCCGGAGATGTAGTGGATAAAGCCAGTCAAAGACTGGGCCTTTCGAGACAAGGCTATCAGGAATGGGAGTATGTACTTTCTCAAAATGGTGCCAGCATCTCATCTCTTGAAGCCGGGATGAAGAAACTGAATAGCACCGTGGATGATGCCATTAATGGGAGTGCTTCTGCTACTGAAAAGTTTAAAAGACTCGGCATTTCTATGGAGGACCTTCAAGGGAAATCTCGAGAAGAAGTCTTTGAGATGACCGTTAGAGGACTACAGGGGATTGCAGATGAAGGCGAAAAAGCTGCTATTGCCAATGACCTTCTTGGCACGTCTTCTGTAGAGCTTGGAGCCCTTTTAAATCAAACAGCAGAAAGCACAGATGCTCTGAAGAATAAAGCCAGTGAACTTGGCCTAGTGATGAGTGATGAATCCATTGATGCGGCGGTGGGTTACACCGATGCCATGGATAACCTCACTCGTTCCTTTGCAGGGGTGAAAAACAACATCACCTCGCAGCTCCTTCCTGGCTTCACCATGGTGCTTGATGGGCTTACCGGACTAATTACTGGCCAAGAAGGAGCCGCAGAAGCGTTAAAAGAAGGGGCCAGGCAAACGGTGGATCAGATTGCAGTGATTCTTCCGCAGATTTTAGAGGTGGTGACTGGACTCATAGCGGCTATTGCCGAAGTGGCACCGGACCTTGTTCTTGCTCTAGTAAGTGGCATCATCGATAACTTGCCAACGCTTATTGAAGCGGCGACAAATATTATTATGACCATCGTAGGTGGACTCATCGAAGCTCTACCTCAGATTACTGAAGGCGCACTCCAACTGGTGCTGACTTTAGTAGATGGAATCATCGCCAATCTGCCAGCACTTGTAGAAGCAGCCCTTGTGATGATTGTTACCCTTGCTACGGGACTTGGTGAAGCGCTACCTGAGCTGGTTCCTTCCATTGTTGAAGCAGTGATTCTCATTGCCCAGACGTTCATCGACAACTTAGACCTGGTCCTTGATGCAGCCTTTCAGATCATCAGTGGCCTTGCCGAGGGTCTGATCAACTCACTGCCGAAGCTAATAGATGCCCTCCCTCAAATAATCAATAGCATTATTACCTTCATCACAAATAACTTACCTAAGATTATTGAGATGGGCATTCAGCTGACCATCCAGCTGGCGGCAGGACTCATCAGAGCCATTCCGCAGCTTGTCGGTCAGCTTCCACAAATCATCTCGGCAATTGTGACAGGACTGGGAAGAGCCATTCCTTCTATGAATGATGTGGGAAAAAACATCGCTAGAGGTCTATGGGACGGTATCTCCTCCATGATCGGTTGGCTGAAAGGAAAAGTGGATAGCATGGTCAGTGGTATCGTTAAAGGTGTTAAAGGTGTTCTTGGAATCCGCTCACCATCAAAAGTATTCGCTGGGATTGGTGCCAACATGAGTGAAGGTATTGGAGAGGGCTTCACTGAAGCCATGAGTGGGGTTGAAAAAGACATTCAAGGAGCTATACCTACAGACTTTGATCTCGATCTGAACTCTCAAGTTTCAGGAAGTCTCGGTGGTTCTGAAGGTGCAGTCTTTGATGTGACCATTCCACTTACAATTGATGGAAATATTCTAACAAGAGTCATAGCACAACTACAGTGGAATCAAAATACCGTCACCGTTAGAAATCTTGGAGTGGCAGGATCATAAAACAGAGAGGAGGGATTAGCCTTGATTGAAATCTATGCAGGTAGTACACTGCTTCAAAACATTAAAAAAGTCATGAGTGCTACTGTCAGAGAAACCCTAGAAGGGGAGTATACACTTTCTTTTACGGTGCTCGCAAAATCAGCACTGGCTCTTAAGGTAAAACAGATCGCAAAACTGGATGATCAGTATTTTGAGATTGTTCAGATTTCAAAGAGTCTTCAGGGCAGCCTTCCTATCTGTTCAGTGATTTGTGAGCACGTATCCTATCTCCTGAATCATGAGATGTATAACATCACAGAGTTTGACTTCACCGGAGATCCGGCTGCAGGACTTGAGCAGGTTCTTTCAGGCACAACATTTAATGCTGGGATTGTAGATTTCACAGAGAGTGTCACTATGAAGATAAATCAGGAAGTATCAAGAAGGGCTGCTCTGATGCAATATATTGCTATCCTTGGCGGGGAAATTGAGTACGATGGTTACAACATCAACATTCGAAGTCATAGGGGAAGCACTGACTATATCCCGGTGATGGATTCAAAGAATGTAACCAACGTAGCGGTATCCCATGATTCCAGGGAGAATGCTTCATCCTATGACATCTCATTCTTTAAGCTCTTGAACCTTGCTGTAGGAGATAATGTACAGATTGTTTTTAACCCCTTAGGAATCAACGTGAAGACGAGAATCATCTCCCTAGAATACAATCCCTTTTATAGGTACAACATCCGGGTGGAAGTTGGGAGGTATAGACCCAGCATTTCAGATACCTTCTACCGGATAGAGAGTTCTTTAAATAATGTGGGAAGCTCGGTGGATGACATTCAAACACAGGTGAATGACCTAGGGGTCTCCTATACCATAGTTTCCAATCTTGTAGTGACGGAAACAACCATTGATGTGACCTACACTGTGGAAAAGGGTGATACTCACCAGTATCATGCCCAGTACCAGTACACCACAGATAGCGGGGGCCGTATTACAAGCATCACCCTGGATAATATTTTCTCGGAGCTTCTTTTGAAAGAAGTATCCACTTTAACGGTGGATATGATGAGTTTTTATATTGAATACGCAGACGGAACAACAGCAACATATAACTACACCGTGGATAGCGGCGGAAGAATCACCAGCGTCACAAAAGTATAAAGGAGGGCTGAATCCATGAGCTATGATCATATTTTTAATAACACCCTAGCCATCTGGACAGCTTTCGGTGGACGAGGAGAGGTTCTTTTCACCATTCCAACACTGAGTTGGTCAAAGAAATACTATAATAACTTTGGCTACACCCAGTATGGCAGCGAGAAGCAGATTAACGTTTACGATAATGGCAACGCTCAAATTGCTGTGTACTTTGCAAAGACTCCCTACATGTCCTACTGGAACAAGACCACAAAGCAGTGGACAGTGGTCAGTGTTCCTTGGTGGAGCTATGGCCAGCCGGAGATTCTCTATGCAGCAGATGGTGTGTTTATTGCCAAGATTGTGGGCCTTGCCAATGTCATCGCATCCTTTGATGGCATCACTTGGCATAATGCGGGGTATTGTCCCGGAGCTTATAATGCAATGACATGTGGGGCTTATGATATGGCCAGAGGCTCCGGTATCGTCAGTTGGTGGTACTACAAATCACCAGTCTTCTATAGCTTTGACTCTTTAGAGGAAAGAACTGCATGGACCTTGGTTGGATCTGACGGAACTTCGGTACCGATTTTTAAATACCTGACCACCCATAAGGGAAACTTTGTCGGCGTAGTTGGTGGAGACAAATCCATAGCAATAGCCAGTTCAGCCACTCCCGGTCTTTGGACTACGACTATACCAGAGGATGTGAACGACACCCGGTATATGTTTATCAGGTCTGTGAATGATGTCCTCTTTGTGATGAAGTTCAACTACACCAATGTGGGCGGTGATTATACCTACTATGTAAAGCTCTGTGTGATGAGTGATGATGCCACACAGATCACCGAGACCAATCTTTCCTGGGTAGGGGATCTGGCCAACAACAATATCCCAAATCCAAGGAACATCATCTGGATGGAGGACTGGGGAAAGTTCGCACTTCTAAAAGAGAGTATGCTCTGTGTCTCCAATGATGGTCTTTACTGGGAGGGAGTTGAACAGCCGGGTTTCACCACAAGTCAGTATGACACCTTCGATGGTGCCATGTACATTCCTGGTGATGGTTTTTATGCTAAAGCTAGCGGTTATGTTTACTATGCCCCATACTAATGAAAACTACATTTCTTAAGCTGAGTGAGGCGATTAAAAAGATGGTTTTACGCTCGAATTGATTGGAAAAATATAGTTATATATTTTATAATAGATGTCAGAATATCGTAGGATATTTGAGTTCATAGATGGTGTCTATGTGTTATCCATTTGAAAGGAGCGGTGAGAAGTAGTGATAAAAAGTGGTAAAGGTAAGCTCATCATCAGTTTGATGATTGTCGCTTTTATTGCAATCGTCGCGATGGTGTTTTTTGACACCACACCAGTTGATGAAGCTAAGGCGATAGAGTATCTTGACGATGATGCAGTAGAAAACCTTGGACTGAACTCACTTAGCTGGGAAAAGTTAACCCTTGAAGACTTTGGTTACGAGATGCTGGGTGATGAAAAGCAGATCAATGTTTATGATAACGGAAGTGCTCAGATCGCTGTGTATAGAGCAAAAGCTCCTTACGTTTCATATTTTGATAAAGATAGTGGCGAGTGGACAATGGTGGATTGTTCTTGGTGGGAAAATGGAG